ACTTCTTTGGGTTTAGGAACTGCTTCAGATGTTCAATTTGATTCTTTTGGTGTTGGAACACCTGCGTCTGGAACTACTGGAGAAATTAGAGCAACTAATGATGTAACTGCTTTTTATTCTTCAGACATTTCATTAAAAGAAAATATTATAAATATACCTGATCCAATAGAGTCTTTAAAAAAATTAAATGGTGTATTATTTGATTGGAAAAAAGAATATATAGATCAAAGAGGTGGTGAAGATGGCTACTTCGTTAGAAAAAAAGATGTTGGAGTCATTGCTCAAGAAGTTGAAAAAGTTTTACCAGAAGCAGTTGCACAAAGACCCGATGGTATTAAAGCTGTAAAATATGATAGACTAACATGTTTATTAATAGAAGCTGTTAAAGTATTAACAGATAAAGTAGAAAAATTAAGTAAGGAAAAATAAGATGGCTGTACCTAGTACAAACGTTGGATTAACAGACATTCAAACAGAGTTTGGTGGATCTAATCCTATTTCTCTTTCAGAATATTATTCAGGAGGCCCTTTAGTTCCTGCAGCTTCACCTGCACCTAATGGACCTATCCCAAGTTCAGGACAAATTTCTATAGGGCAATTTAGAGGAGCAGCAGCTGTTGTTTCGGTTGATTACTTAATTGTTGCTGGCGGTGGCGGTGGCGGTGGTGGAACTGGTTGCTGTAGTTTTAGCGGCGGTGGCGCAGGTGCTGGAGGTTTCAGAACATCTTTTCCTGGAGGTACAGCATTATCATTAGCTAAAGGTAGCCACCCTGTTACAGTCGGCTCTGGTGGTTCTGGTTCTTCTTCACCCTGTGTTGTAGGAACTCAAGGAAGTAATTCTGTATTATCGTCAATTACATCTGCAGGTGGTGGAGGTGGATCAATGAGATTCACTGGAGGAAATGGAGGTTCAGGAGGTGGAGCTAATAATTTTCCTGGTAGTGGTACTGGAGGATCAGGTAACACACCTCCAGTTAGTCCTCCTCAAGGAAATCCAGGAGCTGCGGGTTCTCCTGGTAGTAGATGTTCAGGCGGCGGTGGTGGTGCTAGCGTTGCTGGTAATTCAAATAAAAATGGTGGGAATGGAACAGCTAATTCTATCACTGGAAGTTCTGTAACTAGAGCTGGTGGAGGATCTGCTGGCGGATGGAATTATGCTGCTGCTGGTACTGCTGGCACAGGCGGTGGAGGAACTGGTGGTTCTGGATTAGCTAATGGTGGAAATGGAACAGTAAACACTGGAGGTGGAGGTGGTGGAGCAGGTCCAATTAACGCAGGTGGTCAGCCCCCGTTAAGTGGTGGATCTGGTGGATCAGGAATTATTATTGTTAGATCACCCACAGGTGCACCTATGACGGCTTCACCTGGAACAAATACAGTTGCACCTGGACCATGTGGCTCAACTATTGCAACATTTACGGTTTCAGGAAATTTAACTTTTAATTAATATTATGGCACATTTTGCAGAATTAGAATCAAAAACAGATCCAACAGGTTTTACATCTGATACACATTTGATTGTGAAAAGAGTTGTTGTAATAGGTAATGATATTGAAACCTCTAATGGCCCTTTAGGTGAAAATGATATGCATGTAGATGGAGAAACATGGTGTCAAAATTTCTTTGGATCAGGTACTTGGAAACAAACTTCTTATAATAGAAATTTTAGAAAAAATTACGCTGGTATAGGTTTTAGGTATGATGACTCTAAAGATAAGTTTATCGCACCACAACCTTATGCTTCATGGTCATTAAATTCTAATGATGAGTGGCAAGCCCCTGTAGCGAATCCAACAGTAATTACTTATGGAGATAACACTCCATATATTAATATTGTTTGGGATGAATCAAATTTAAGATGGGTGGCCTATGATGATCAAAATAATCAATTTGCTTGGAATCCAGATTCCTCTTCTTGGGTAGCTACTGGTAATTAGTATTTCATAAACTTGTATATTTTTTATAATTGTATATACATATAATTAAGAAATTATGATTTTACGAAATTATTTTTATTATTTTAAATCTGCTTTAACTGCTAGATTTTGTGATGAAGTTATTAAATATGGAAATAAACATCAAGAATTAATAGCTCTTACAGGGGGACAACAAAAAAATAAATTAACTAAAAAAGATTTAAATGATTTAAAGAAAAAAAGAGATTCTAATGTTGTGTGGATGAATGACAGATGGATATATAAAGAAATTCAACCATATATACATATAGCAAATCAAAACGCTGGTTGGAATTTTAATTGGGATTGGTCAGAGTCTTGTCAATTTACAAAATATAAACTAAATCAGTTTTATGATTGGCATTGTGACGGTTGGGATCAACCTTACGCCAATCCTGATAATCCAAACACACACGGTAAAATTAGAAAACTATCTGTAACATGTTCTTTATCAGATGAAAAAGATTATAAAGGTGGGGAGTTAGAATTTCAGTTTAGAAATCAAGACGATTCAAAATTAACACGAACGTGTACTGAAATATTACCTCGTGGTTCTATTATTGTATTTCCATCATTTGTATGGCATAGAGTAAAACCTGTAACAAAAGGAACAAGATATTCTTTAGTGGTTTGGAATTTAGGATATCCATTTAAATAATATGGCTAAAACTGACCAATTACAAACTTCTTTATATTTTCAAACACCAATCTATCATATTGAGATACCTGAATGGGTAGATCACGTTGATAAAGTTTGTGAAAAATATGTCAAAAATGCTAAAAAAGTAAATCAAAAAACAATTAAAAATAGAGAAAAAATATTAAAGAAAAAAGGTTTAGGTGACATCGGGATGTCACATCATTCTGCATCTTTAATTGATGATCCTGATCTAAAAGAATTTCAACAATATATAGGAGTAACTTCTTGGAATGTGTTAGATCACATGGGCTATGATATGTCTATGTATGAATTATTTTGGACAGAGTTTTGGGTACAACAATTTGCAGAAAAAGGTGGAGGGCATCACGAAGGTCATATTCATTACGACAATCATATTTCTGGTTTTTATTTTTTACGTTGCAGTGAAAAAACATCTGTTCCTGTATTTCATGATCCAAGACAAGCAAAACTTATGAATGATTTACCAAGAAAAAATGAAAGTGAAGTATCTATGGCTTCTCCTTTAATTCATTATAAACCAAAACCAGGTACGATGATTTTTATTCCAGCTTATCTTGAACATCAATATACCGTAGATCCTGGAATAGAAGATTTTAGATTTATTCATTTTAATTTACAAGCAGTAAGAAAAATGATTACCGATACGATTAGAAAACAAGCAAAGGAGAAAAAATGAGTTTTAAAAAGAATGGATACACAGTTATAAGAAAAGCAATTGATCCAAAGATTGCTGATTTTGTTTACAAGTATTTCTCACTTAAGAGACAAGTTGCAAGAACTTTGTTTGATACCAAATACATTTCACCGTTTACAGAATATTGGGGTGTATGGAATGACCAACAAGTTCCTGAAACTTATTCTCATTATGGTGATGTCGCAATGGATACATTACTTACAGAAGTCAAACCTGCGATGGAAAAGGAAACAGGATTAAAGTTAATTGAAACTTATGCGTACGCTAGAATTTATAAAAAAGGGGACATCCTTCATCGACACAAAGATAGATTTAGTTGTGAAATATCAACGACAATGAATCTAGGTGGAGATGACTGGCCCATTTATATTGCAACAAAAGAATCAGATGGTTCGGTTGCAAAAGACGGATCTTATAAACCCTCAAAAGCGAAAGGCGTTAAAGTCGAATTGAACCCAGGAGATATGCTCGTTTATAGAGGTAATATCTTAGAACATTGGAGAGAAGAATTTAAAGGTAAAGATTGCGGTCAAGTATTCTTACATTATAACAATAAAGCCACTAAAGGATCAGAAGATAACAAGTTTGACAGGAGGCCACATCTTGGGCTTCCTGCTTGGTTTAAAAAAGTGTAATGAATATAGTTGAGAAATTTTCTCAATTTCTTACACATATTGAATACCCTAAGGAAAAATGTTCATGGCATATCTCTGGTATTTTACCTAAATTTTCTAATCAAGTTCATAAGTATGATGTAAGAGGGATGAAAGCAGAAGATAACGGACATTTAAGCAAAGCTGGATCAACTTCTTCTAATGCAAATAAAATGGTATTTGAAACAGATAAGAAATGGCTGATATTTGATACAGAAGAGTTTCATAAATATTTATTTGATAATAAAATAAAAGTAATTCATTTGGATGAAATGGTAGATAATCTAAGAATAGTTTGGCAAATTAAAAAAGAAGATAATCTATAAAAATCAACAATTATAAAGTATAATGAACTTATGTCATTAAATTTAATAAATATAAGGCCTGGCTTCAACAAACAAATTACAGATACAGCTGCCGAAGGGCAGTATGTTGATGGTGACTTTGTACGTTTTCGTTCAGGATTACCTGAAAAAGTAGGGGGTTGGGAGAAGCTTACTACAAATACTTTGGTTGGTGTTGCTAGGGCTCAGCATCAATGGACAGATTTAGATGGTAGAATTTATGCTGCAATAGGAACCCACAAAGCTTTAATTATATATTACGAAGGAAAATTCTACGATATTACACCTTTAGAAACAGCTCAAACTGGAGCTACTTTTGATACTACAAACGGTTCTCCTATAGTTACAGTTAATTTAATTAATCACCAACTTAATGTAGGAGATCTTTTTACTTTTACTTCTGTAACTCCACCAACTGGAGCTGGGTATACAGCTGGAAATTTTCAAGATCAAACTTTTGAAGTAACTTCTAGAATTAGCGCAGATGAATTCACAGTAACCATGGCAGCTAATGCGACTGCTGATAATACAGCAGATGGTGCGGCAACTATCAATAGATATGTTTTAGTTGGACCTAATTTTCAATCTGCAGGTTATGGGTGGGGAACAGATTTATGGGGCGGTGAGAGTTCTTTAGCTACGACATTGAACGGAGGAATTAATAACAGTGTCACTACTATTACATTAACTTCTACAGCAGGATTTCCTACATCTGGATCTGTTTTAATAAATTCAGAAATTATTGCTTATACAGGTATTTCAAGTAACGATTTAACTGGATGTACAAGAGGTAGTCAAAGCACAACACCAGCGTCTCACTCCAATGGAGCTACTGTAACTGCTTTAACAGCTTGGGGAGAGGCATCCTTAGTAGATGGTCAATCAACAGTTATTGATCCAGCGAACTGGTCACTTGATAATTTTGGTCAAATTCTTACAGCAACCATATATAATGGTAGAACCTTTACTTGGCAGCCAATACAAAATACTCCAACAGCATTAACTACAAGAGCAACTATTATGGCTAATGCTCCAACAAAATCTATTATGACTATTGTTTCAGATCAAGACAGACACTTAATACACTTGGGAACTGAAACAACTATTGGTTCACCAAGCACTCAAGATAAAATGTTTATTAGATTTTCTGATCAAGAAAATTATAATGAATATCAACCCACTTCAGTAAATACTGCAGGTACTTTTAGACTTGATGATGGAACAGAAATTCGAGCAGCCGTAAAAGGTAAAGATTATATTTTAATTGTAACTGATACTGCAGCTTACACTATGCAATACGTAGGAGCACCATTTACTTTTAGCATACGAAAAGTAGGA